TCGTCCTGTTTATCCCCAAAAACGGCCGTAACGACCCAGCAAGGCCCTTGTTTGGGCCAACCTGCTCAGGGCTTAGAGTAATGACGGCAAAACCTAAACGCCCTGTAACTGGGGCGGTGGAGCCGAGGCTGCACAACACCTTTTTGAAAGGCCCTAGCCGCGGTGATGAGGTTGCACAACTAGCTGAGGATATTGGCCTGCCCTTGCTACCGTGGCAGCGCTTTGTTTTAAACGATATGTTGACCGTTGACAAAAACAAACAGTTCATACGCAAAACAAACCTTGTAATTTGTGCAAGACAAAACGGTAAAACGCACCTGGCGCGTATGCGTATCCTGGCAGGCTTGTTTCTGTTTAATGAGCGTAACCACGTGGTAATTAGCTCGGCCCGATCTATGGCCCTTACTACTTTTCGTGAAGTAGCTAATGCAATTGAGGATAGTCCTGAGCTAAAAAAGCAATTGAAAAGCATCAGGTATGCAAACGGTAACGAGGCCATAGTTTTAAAGTCAGGCGCTCGCTTAGATGTACGCGCAGCTACTAGAGACTCAGCTCGCGGCGCTACCGCTGATTTTTTGTTTATTGACGAGCTGCGAGAGGTTGACCAACTAGCGTTTGCAGCGGCTATGCCAATTACACGTGCAAAACCTAATAGCCAAACCCTGCTTGCAAGTAACGCGGGTGATGCCTTTAGCATTACTTTAAATGAGGTACGCGAAAGAGCGCTAAGCCACCCGCCTGCCTCAATGGGTTATTACGAGTACAGCGCACCCCAGTTTGCAGCTTTAGATGATCGCAAAGCGTGGGCACAGGCCAACCCAGCTATGGGCGTACTGATCACGGAGTCGGCTTTAGAGGAAGCCCTTACAATTCAAACTACCGAGCAATTTCGCACCGAAAGTTTGTCACAATGGATTGACAGCTTGCAAAGCCCGTGGCCTCACGGGTCTGTTGAGGATGCAAGCGACATAAACCTAAAAATGAGTCCTGGGCCGCTTACTGTATTTGCTTTTGACGTAAGTCCGAGTAAACGCGATGCCAGTTTAGTAATGGGCCAAATATTGCCTGACGGGCGCATAGGTGTAGCTGTGTTAGATACGTACAGCTCACAGGTTGCTGTTGACGAGCTAGCCATAGCTGCAAGCATTAAAAAATGGGCCGATCTTTACTACCCGCGCCTGGTTTGTTATGACAAATACACAACGGCCAGTATTGCCCAAAGGTTACAAAATGCTGGCGTGCAAACTCGCGATATATCAGGGCAAACCTTTTATACCGCTTGCTCGGATTTTCACGACTATTTGGTTAATGACAGGCTGCGCCATAGTGGTCAGGATTTGCTCGTGCAACAAATGGCTAATTGTGCGGCCAAAATTACTAGTGATGCCTGGCGTATCGTGCGCCGTAAGTCAGCTGGCCCTGTTGATATACCTATTGGATTAGCTATGGTTATTCATATATTGGCTCAGCCCGTAGCTGAGGCCAAAATACACGTTTAGACACGCCGATAGATTTTTGGCCGTATGTCGTTGACTTTTACGCCATTATTACGTTATGGGATTGTTGCAAACTTTTGGCATAGGTAAAAAAGATGTTACCGCGCAGCTAGCCCCTGCCATTATGTCGCAGGGCTACGGTGCTGGAGTTTATAGTTATGGTGGCCTTTATGGTGCTGGCAACGGCGTGCCTTTTATGGATCGTTACGTAGCTTTGCAGGTACCCGCTGTTGCTAGATGCCGTAATTTAATTGCTGGCGTTATCTCTAGTATAGATTTAGAATTATATAAAAAATCAACAAGTGCAAAATTAGAAAGTCCTTTGTGGTTAGATCAACCTGATATGCGACAACCACGTAGCGTAACTATTGCCTATACAGTAGATAGTTTGTTGTTTTACGGTGTTGCTTATTGGCGTGTAATTTCATTATATGCAGATGACGGGCGCCCTAGCGGTTTTGAATGGATCGCAAATACTCGTGTAACAATTACAACTGATCAGTATGGTGAGCAGGTTGACTATTACACAGTTAACGGTGAACGTGCCCCTATGTCAGGTATTGGTTCACTTGTTACTTTTCAAAGTTTATTACCTGGCGTATTAGAAACAGGCGCACGCACAATACAAGCTGCTATTGACGTACAAAAAGCCGCAGCTGTTGCAGCTGCAACGCCAATGCCAACAGGTTTTATCAAAAATAGCGGTGCAGATTTACCTGAGGCACAAATTAGCGGTTTGCTGGCTGCGTGGAAAGCGGCACGTGCTTCACGCAGCACAGCATATTTAACAAGCACTTTAGATTATCAACAGGTTGGTTTTAGTCCTAAAGATATGACATACAACGAAAGTAGCCAGTACCTAGCTACTGAGGTTGCTCGTTTAATGAACGTACCCGCCTATTATATAAGCGCGGATATGAATAACTCAATGACTTATCAAAATATTTTGGACGGCAGAAAAGAGTTTGTAGCTTATTCTTTGCAGCCGTTTATTAGCGCTATTGAAAACCGTTTATCTATGGATGACATTACAGCGCACGGTAACGTAGTGCGCTTTGCTTTGGATGAAACCTTTTTACGTGCTGATACAGCTGCACGTTTAGATGCAATTGAAAAGATGCTTAATTTAGGTTTAATTGACTTACAACAAGCTCAGAGTATGGAACAACTAAGCCCTAGTGGCCTTAATGAAGGAGTAGCAACTAATGCAACCGTTGATCTTAACGTTTAGCGGCAATATTGAAGCTGTAGATAGCGGTGATCGCCGAACTATCTCAGGCAAAATTGCACCTTATGGTGAGGTAGGTTATACCTCAGCTGGCAAAGTAGTTTTTGCTGAGGGTTCAATTAGCGCACCTGAACCTAGCCGCGTAAAACTTTTAATGTCGCACGATAACTCAAAACCCGTAGGCCGTATGCAAAGCATTACTTCATCAAAAGACGGGTTGTATGCAAGCTTTAAAGTTAGTGCCTCATCTCGTGGTACTGATGCAATTTTGCTAGCCCAGGAACAGTTAATGGACGGCTTATCCGTTGGTGTTGAGGTCACAGCATCAAAGCCTGAAAAAGACTATTTACTGGTCACCGCTGCCACCTTACGCGAGGTGTCACTTGTAGAGAGCGCGGCTTTTGCCAGCGCTGCGGTGCAAAAAATTGCTGCACAAGCTGGCGATATGCCTGTAGATGCAGCTATGTCACAAAGTACAAAAATTACGACAACCAACACCGTAATAAATACAACAACAACCGAAACCGAAACCGAAACCGAAAGCGAGGCCGCTGTGACTACAGCCCCCGATCAAACCGCACCTGAGGCCGTTGACGCCACAGAGCAGGCTGCACCTACAGTAGAGGCAGCTCGTAAAATCATCCTACCTAGCGCACTTAACTCACAACGAGTACGCACACCTATTGTTAATATGGGTTCATACACAGAGCATAAAATTAAGGCTGCACTTGGTAACGAGGACTCAAAGCTTTATGTAACAGCCGCAGATGATAGCTTTTCAACAAACCCAGCTTTTAACCCAACTCAGTACCTATCAGAGTTTCCAACAAATACACGTTTTGGTACACCTGCTATTGACGCTTGCTCACGTGGAGTATTGCCAACAAACGGTATGACTATTAACGTGCCTTCACTTGTTACCTCAGCTGGTGGCGGTTCAGGTGTAGCACCTGTTGTAACCGTTGAAGCTGAAGCTGGAGCTGTACAAAATACAGGTATGGAAACAGCCTATTTAACAGGTACAGTAAATAAGTATTCAGGTATGAACACAATCAGTATTGAATTGCTGGAGCGCTCAGACCCTAATTTTTACGCTGAGCTAACAAGCCAGCTACAAAATGCTTACCTAAAGACACTTGATACAACTGTATTAGCTGCACTAATTACAGCTGGACAGCAAGGTGCAACACAGGCAGCAACAAGCGCGGGCATTATTGCCTACAGCGCAGATGCAGCTCGTAAGGTTTACGAGGCCACAGGCTACTTTGCACAAAACTATATTGCTAACGGTTCACAATGGCAGCTACTAATGGGTGCAACTGACTCAACAGGACGCCCAATTTACTCAGCCAGCCAGCCAATGAACGCAGCGGGGCTAACTCAGCCTGGCTCAATTCGCGGCAACGTATTAGGTCTTGATTTATATGTTGACAAAAACTTCACAGCGACAACAACTATTGACGACTCGGCGGTAATTCTTGCACCTGAGGCGTTTACTGTTTATCAGTCACCACAAGCGTATATGTCTGTAAATGTTGTAAGCAACCTACAGGTACAGGTAGCTATTTATGGATATATGGCAACAATTGCCAAAATGCCTAACGGTATTGTCCGCTTTAACCTAACCTGATAACAACCAACTAATAGTTTGGTGGGCCTCTTAGCCCTTTGAGGCTCACCAAACCTAAGTAAGTAAGGAGTACACAAATGCCAGCAACCTACGTTACCGCCGCGACTTTAAAGGCCTCGCTGGGCGTTGGCACCCTGTACGACTCTTACACCTGGATAGAGGACACCTGCCAGGCAGCTCAGGATTTAATTAACGGCTTTTTGTGGTTTGATACCGCACCCGTTGTTGGCACAGCTTTGGTTAATAACGTAGCTACGGTTATGGTTGCTAACCCAGGCATATTTACAACTGGCGAAAGCATAACCCTGAGTGGGTGCGGCTCAACCTTCAACGGTACTTATACAATCACAGGCACAATACCTTTTAGCACGGGCACAGGTAATATTTTGCCAGCGTTTAATATGAACTTAAACTATTGGCAAAACCCACAGGGCTACAGCTTTGTGCAATTTGCTAAAACAGCTGCCAATCAAAACTTTAGGCGTGTATTGCCTTATGGCACAGCTACAGGTGATGACACAAAAACAACTACCTATGCAAACACACCTGCAATTAACGCAGCTGCGCTTATGCTGGCTGAAAATATTTGGACAAGCCGCTTTAGTACACAAAACGGCGGTACAAGCGTGGACGGCTATAGTCCAAGCCCGTTTAAAATGTCCAATACGCTTATGGCGTCTATACGCGGGCTTTTAGCCCCGTACCTATCACCCGCGGCTATGGTGGGATGATGCCAGCCGCTATCACTACGCTGCGCACAACAATTGCTACAGCCCTTACAAATGCAGGTGTATGGTCAACTTTTGCCTATCCACCTAGCACGATATTGGCTAACAGCGTTGTAGTAGCGCCAGCTGATCCTTACATAACGCCTAGCAATAATAAGTATGCCAGCGTTTCGCCTTTGGCAAATTTTAAAATTATTATGACGGTGCCTATGTTTTCAAATGAGGGCAATTTACAAGGAATTGAGGACACAATAGTAGCTGTGTTTAATAAACTAGCTGCTAGCTCAATTGTATTTAATGTTACCGCTGTGTCTGCGCCAAATGTTTTGAGCGTAGCTAGTGGTGATTTACTAACCGCTGACTTACAAATATCCATACTAACGAGCTGGAGTTAAAAAAATGGCCTGGAGCGCAGAGGACTTAGCCTTTTTCAAAAGAATTGGGCAAGAAGTACCAAAAGAAAACCCAGATACAGAAACAAAAGAAACTACAAAAAAGAAAGATGAGGAATAGGCCGTGGCCATATTTTTATCAAATGGTGTACAGGTAACGCTTAATAGCGTTGTACTAACAACCGTAACAACAAGCGCTACAATCAACCGTAGCTTTGATGAACTTGAAGTAACAGCTATGGGCGATACAGCGCATAAGTTTGTTAAAGGCCTTGAAGCCAGCACTATTACTTTAGACTTTTTAAATGATGATGCAGCCTCAGGTGCAGGATCAGTACGCGCTGCCTTGCAAGCTGCCTGGGGTACAACCGTGCCTTTGACACTAAAGCAAACAAGCGGTGCTACTTCAACGACAAATCCTTTATACAGCACTACAGTTTTGGTTAACAATACAACCGACATTAACGGCGCTGTGGGCGATGAGTCAACACAAAGCATTACGTTTACTTGCAACTCACCAATCGTAATTACTACTTCATAACAAAATAGAAAAGGGGCTAACAATGGCAAAACTTAAAATAACAAGGGCTGACGGTACGGTATCTGAGCATCAGATAACGCCTCGTATTGAGTATGCCTTTGAGTTATATGCAAAGAAAGGTTTTCATAAAGCCTTTAGAGATGATGAAAAGCAAACGGACGTGTACTTTTTAGCTCACGAGTGCCTTAGGGCTAGTGGGGTAGAGGTGCCTGTTTTTGGAGCGTTATTTTTAGATACCTTAGCTAAGGTTGAGGTATTGGATGATGACCCTTCGCAATAGTGGGGCGCGGTAATTTTGGTTACCTCATAGCGCAGCTAGCCGTAGAAACGGGTATCGCGCCCCAATATTTGCTAGACCTTGATGATGTAATGCTACGTAATATGCTTAAAGTTTTGCAGGATAGAGCAAAGGAGATGCAAAATGCCAGTAGAGCTAGAGGGGGCCGTACAGCTTCGTCTCGCACTTAAACGTTTTGCCCCTGATCTATCTAAGCAAACGCAAATTGAAATGGGCGCCGTTTTAAAAACTGTAACCTCGGTTGCTCGCGGTTTTGTGCCTAGTGACGGCCAGGTATTATCAGGTTGGACTAAAAATCTGTCGGGTGCTGAAAACTTAGTTTATAGACCTTTTCCAAAATTTAACTCAGTACAGGCTAAGGCTGGGATTACCTATAGCACGAGCCCTTCAAAACCTAATAGAAACGGCTTTGTAGCTTTGGCTCGTATTTTGAATAAGTCAGCTGGCGGTGCTATTTATGAGACAGCTGGCCGTAAAAACCCACAAGGTCAACCTAACTACGAGCGTAAAGGTCTTGTTTACCGTACAGGTAGTAATGGCCCTGGCGATTTTCAAATTAACTATTATTTGCCCCCAGCTGGCGGCGACCGTAAGGGTTATAACAACTCAGCTAACCCTAACGCAGGTAAACAATTTATAGACAACCTTAACTCAACAGGCCAATTAGTTAACGCACGGCCTAAGGGTATGGTTGGCCGCCCTACAACAAAAGAAACAGGCCGCCTAATTTACCGTGCCTGGGCTGAGGATAACGGCAGGGCTAACGCGGCTATTATCAAAGCTTTAGAAACCTCAGCGGCTAATTTTTATGAGCTAACAAAGAGGGCAGCGTAATGGCCACCGATCTAGTAATAAATATTGCCAGCCAGTTTTTAGGTAAAAAATCTTTTGCTGATGCTGACAAAGCTACTAAGAAACTTACGGGCAGCGTAAAAAACTTAGGCCGCACGCTAGGGGTAACTCTAAGTGCAGCTGCCGTTTTGGCTTATGGCAAAGCCTCAGTTAAGGCAGCTAGCGAGGATATTAAAGCTCAAAGGTTATTAGCTAACACTTTAAAAAACGTTGGTCTTGCTTATGCAGCCGTTGATGCTGAGGGCTTTATATCTAAAATGCAAAGTCAGACAGGCGTACTTGATGATCAGTTACGCCCAGCTTTTGCACAGCTTGCAGGTGTAACTGGATCAGTTGCCAAAACTGAAAAGCTTTTAGCCCTAGCCTTTGACGTTTCTAGTGGCTCAACCCTTGATTACGCCTCTAGCGTTGATTTGTTAGCTAAAGCTTACGTTGGCAATCAAAAAGCATTAAAGCAATTAGATTTAGGATATACACAAACTGAATTAGCGGCTATGTCGTTTGACCAAATACAGCAAATTATTACGGATCGTTTTGCTGGATCAGGTAAAGCTGCCCTGGACACTTATATAGGACAAATGAGCCTTTTGGCTGTGGCAACAAACAACGCTAAAGAGATTATTGGCACTAGCCTTTTAGGAGCTATTGACTCAGTAGGCGGTAGTGACGGTATAGACAATTTGGGCAAAGATATAGAAAACGCCGCAAAGTCACTAGCTAATTTTATTGACAGTATCGTTTACCTGAAAGAGCAAATAGCAACTATTCCAGGGGCAGGCATAGTTAAGGGCGTTTTTGGTGCCGTAGGCAACGTATTAGGCCGTTTTAGCCCACAGCGTGCAGCTGAGTTATTAAAAGAGATTAAAGGCCCACAGCCGTTTAGCCAGCCTATGACTTTGGCAAATCAGGATACAGGCCGTGCAGCTTTGGCAGCTGCTAAGCAAGCTGAGTTAGATGCTATTAAACGCAATAAAGAGCTTGCCAAATTGGCTAAAGCGCAGGCTAAAAGTGCAGCTGACACAGCTAAAGCAAAGAAAGAGCAAGCCGCTTTGGATAAGGCCGCCCTGGCTTTAGGTAAAGGTCAGGATGTTTTTAACCTTGATGCTATTCAAATCCAGGCTGCCTTGTTGGCTAAACAACAGGAAATTGACAAACTAGGCGCAGCTGCGACAGATCAACAGCGCATACAGCTTGCTAATGACCTGGCACGCTTGACAGTTAAGCAAGACATATTGGCGTTAGAGGATGCAATAGCAAACAAGGATGTAGCTGCGGCAACGCGCCTAGCCGAAAAATTAAACAAAGATTTGCAGATTTTGGGCACGCTACAAAACCAAAGCCTAAAATTAACTGATATTAAAAATATTCTTGATGCCTTTAAACCTAAAGAGTTAATTGACCAAAATAACCTTAATATGGCTTTAGACAAAATAGCCGAAATGCTTAGGTTGCTTGGTTTAGCTAACGCACAATCTTTGAGTAAGCCAGCTACAAGCGCCTCACTAGGCTCAGGCATACCTATAGGTGATTTTATTAAACCTGTGCCTTATGATCCAGCGGCATCAGCCGATGCTGTTATCGAATATGCCCAGGCAGCAACGGAGCGTGCTAATGCTTTTGCTTTACTACAAGAACAGCAAAACTATGCAGATTACCTATCCTTAATTGAGTTTCAAAAGAAACTAGGCGATTTTGGCGGTTATAGTCCAAATATGAATACAGGCCGTGGTTACGGGGTTACAAGCGCGCAAGCGGCTACTGTCAATATTTATGCTAATACAATTGCCAACCCTGATGAGCTTGTAGTTTTGGTACAGGATGCCGTACAAACCCTTAACCGCCGTGGTGACAGCTTAACGACAGCTGGGGCACTATGACGATACCTGCGGTAAATGCTTATATTAACTTTAGTACAGGCGCGGTTTTTGCTGGAGATTTATACCTGAATACGGGCCGACTTAATATAAATACTTTGTCAGGCCCTACCCTTATTGTGGATGTTTCTAATTTACTAGACAGCATTACGACTAATAGGGGCCGTAACGCCCAGGCTGACCAATTTCAAACAGGTACTTTGTCTATGCGCCTTATTGACCAAAACGGGTATTTTAATCCTCAAAATGTAAATAGTCCTTATTACGGTTTGTTATCACCTATGCGTAAGGTAACTGTTGGAGCTAATTATAACGGTGTTGATTACGATATTTTTGCAGGTTTTATCACAAGCTACACAACCACTACGCCTAAAAATGCTACCGATGTTGTTTATACAACTATTACAGCTGTGGACGGTTTTAGATTAGCTCAAAACGCTCATATAACCACGGTGGCAGGTAGTAGCGCAGGTCAATTGTCAGGCGCTCGCATAAACAATATTTTAGATGCTATTGGTTGGCCCATTACTCAACGAGATATTGACACAGGATTAACTACACTTTTAGCCGATCCTGGCACAGCGCGTACTGGCCTGGCGGCTATGCAAACCGTAGAGACTAGCGAGTACGGCGCCTTATATTGTGGCAAAAATGGAGACTTTGTTTTTCAAGACCGCGCTGTAACTAGTCAAAGCGTAGGGGCGGCGCCTGTAGTTTTTAACGATGACGGATCAGCTATTACCTATTATAACGCCGTATGGCGTTTTGACGACACTTTGGTTTATAACAAGGCCAGCATTACACGCACGGGCGGCACGGCTCAGGTATCTAGTAATCAAGCCAGCATAGATAAATACTTTTTACACAGCTATAACCAAACAAACCTTTTAATGTCAACTGATGCTGAGGCTAAAGATTACGCCAATTGTTACGTAGCTAGCCGAGCTGAAACCTCTAGTCGTTGTGATGCTATACAGCTTGATTTATATACGGCAGATTATGATGCGGGTATTACCGCAGCCCTTGATTTAGATTTTTTTGACCCAGTAAGAATTACGACAAATCAGCCTGGATCATCCACGCTTACTAAAACTTTGCAGGTGTTTGGCATAGCTCATACAATTACGCCAGGCAGCTGGAAAACGACACTTACTACCTTAGAGCCTATTATTGACGGGCTTATATTAAACTCATCCATATACGGGCTGCTCGACAGCGGCGTATTAAGTTACTAAAGGAGCAATACTATGGCCGCAGGATTAGGTTTTAAAACCTTTACCTCAGGTGAAGTTTTAACAGCTGCCGATACAAACGGCTATCTAATGCAGGGCATTAACGTATTTGCTAATGCCTCAGCTCGTACGGCTGCCATTACCTCACCACAAGAGGGGCAATATTCATACCTTAAAGATACAAACGCCCTAGAGTATTATGACGGCGCTGCCTGGGTTGGCGCACCTGTCGGTGATATTACAGCTGTTACAGCTGGCACAGGTATTAGTGGCGGTGGCAGCTCAGGTGACGTAACGATCACTAACTCAATGGCAACCACGATAGATGCAAAAGGTGATTTAATTGCTGGCACAGCTGACAATGCTTTTGCACGTTTGACGGTCGGCAACAATGGCGAGACACTCGTAGCAGATAGTTCCACTTCAACGGGCTTGCGTTATCAGTCAAACTTTGCAGCGGGTAAAAACGCAATCATCAATGGTGCGTTCAATGTTTGGCAACGCGGCACATCTTTCACTGCTAATTCTGCACAATACACAGTCGATAGATGGCGCATTAGTGCATCTGCGTATCCGACAACAGGTACTTGGTCGCAACAAACTTTCACACCAGGCACTGCACCTGCTTCAGGGTATGAAGCACAATATTTTTGGAGATACGCAATCACGACAGTTGGTTCATCTACTGATTGGTATTTTGGTCAGCGTATCGAGGACGTAAGAACTTTTGCTGGACAAACTGCGACATTTTCATTTTGGGCAAAAGCAGATACAACTCGCACCATTGCCGTTGGTTACAATCAAAACTTTGGTTCAGGTGGTTCAGGAACCGTTAGTGGTTCTGTTGGCACTACTTACTCATTGACAACATCTTGGCAACGATTTAGTGCGACTGTTTCATTGCCTAGTATTTCAGGAAAAACAGTAGGCACTTCGTCTTATCTAGAAGTTTTTTTCCAGCAAAATTCAGCCTTAGCAAATGGTTACACGGTGGACATCTGGGGAGTGCAGTTAGAAGCAGGTTCAGTCGCTACCGCTTTCCAAACTGCAACAGGAACACTTCAAGGAGAATTAGCCGCTTGCCAGCGTTATTATGTCCGTTGGGGTGGATTAAATGTTTATCAAAACTTTGGTCAAGGTTATGCAGATCAGACCACAACGGCAATTATTCAAGTGCCTTTGCCTGTAACAATGCGAGTTGTGCCAACAAGTATTGATTTCTCAACCTTGAACCTATCAACAGGTGGCACTAATACAACAGTAACAAATTGCACCTTGCTGGGTGGAAATAGCAGTAATCAAATCGCTTGTGCTTATGCAACAGTAGCGAGTGGATTAACTACTAATCGACCTTACGGCTTGACTGCAAACAATTCATTTGGCGGCTACATCGGATTTAGTGCGGAGTTATAAAATGGAAAATGTAACCTTTATTGAAATTGAAACATCGGCTGGAACAGAGACTCACGCCATAATTGATCACGGTAACGAGACTTTTACCTCTATGCCTAAATCAGAATACGACCGCCAGCAAGCGGAACAATCCACACCACCCGTGATAGAGTAATTGCTATGGAACGCGAAATAGTTATCACTTACCACAACGATTATTGCCCTATTGCTACAGGTGAGGAAATCGGCAACGCTTATTGTGCTTGCCCTTACATTGAGGATCAGATTAAAAGACTTGCTCGCTTGGTATTAAACCTATGCGAGTGCGACTCATCTATTCCTGAGATGAAATGTGAGTACGACATCGCCGCTGACATTATTTCTAATGAACTAATGCAGGGGCAACAATCCACACCGAGCGTTACCAATGGAGACTAGTTACAACGGTTGGCCAGCTTCAAAAGATCAGGCAGCGATAGGCATAAAGTCTTACCCTGTACCTGGCACAACAATTAAGCTGCGGTGCGCTGAAAAGGTTGCACCGTTGCTTGTTGGCTTTGCCGCTGAGTTTCATACACTTATTGAGCCGATAGATGCTGGGGCTTTAGATGATTGGGGCTATTGTTACCGTATGGTGCGAGGTGAGGCAACAAAACTAAGTAATCACAGCTCAGGTACAGCTATAGACCTTAACGCTACTCAGCACCCTTTAGGAAAAGTAGGCACGTTTGAGACTGGCAAAGTACCTATGATCCGTGCCCTGGCTAAAAAATATGGTTTAGCCTGGGGTGGCGATTACAAAACTAGAGCTGATGAAATGCATTTTGAGGTAAGTTTAACGCCTGAAAAAGTAACAGTTTTAATTACAAAGTTAGGATTACAAAATGCCGACTAGCTCACAGGTTTCAGTAACTACAACAGCTACGTTGTTAGTAGCAGCCACAGGTTTTGATCAAACAGTATGGGTTCATAACTCAGGCGGGGCACTTTATATTGGCGCTAGCAACGTAACCACGGCAAACGGCTTTAAATTAGATACTGGCGATAAAATGGAGTTACCTGTAGGCGATAACGAGGGGCTTTACGGGATCGTTCCATCAGGTACAACTACGGTATATGTACTAAAACAAATAAACTAAGGGCATTACAGGAGCAAACAAATGAAAGAGCAAGCAATTGCAGCTGCTAAGTCTTACGCGCGTGCCGCTTTGGCATCCGCGGCAGCTTTGTATATGTCAGGCATTTCAGACCCTAAAGTATTAGCTAATGCTTTTATTGCTGGCCTTGTTGGGCCAATATTAAAGGCTATTCAACCGTCCGAAAAACAATTAGGCATAGGCGCTAAGTAATGGAACAGGCCCAGCTTTTAATTGGTGTAGCTGTAGGCAGCTGCACTATTTTGGGGCTAGGAGCTGGGCTTATACGCCACCTTGTTAAGTATTATCTATCCGAGTTACGCCCTGACGGTAACGGCGGGCACAACCTAAGGGGGCGCGTTGACCGCATAGAGGCACGCGTTGATAAGATTTACGAGATGCTTTTAGAGGATCGCTTAGCTAAATAGGGCGTGTCTTATTGCCTTTTGTCAGCTTTTACCCTCATACTTTTGTTACACACGCTGAGAGGGCTACTCAGGTTGGTAGCTT